ATTAGATGCGGTTGATTATGCTTCCGTAGCCAGGATCTCACCTGACATTGTATCTGTGTCTAAAGTCAATTTGGCTGATCCACTACCAAACTTATAATCAACCGCATCTAATGCTGAAGTTACGTCAGCATTTACCCATTCGTCCCATGCATCTTCGCAATCTTCAATGACAGATTCAATTATACCATGGTTCGGTACATTGGGTATCGCTATTATGCTTTGGGCCGTCCAGTAGGTAGCTTGGTCGCAAGCCTGGACTCCAACGCTTTCACCTGGGCCATTGGCAAGGATGCACTTATAAACAATATCATCAGTCCAAATCACATGGTCGTCCACTGCATAGTCTGTCTCATCACTGTAATCGTCAATGAAATCTGCGTCAGGGCTTACAGCGTTTGGTTGGGGCCAACTGACATACATATACTCGGCCCCTAGTTCACCGACGCCAATCCTGTAGACTCTAATGCCCCTTACATTATCGGGGTCAGGATCTTCACATTCGAGAAAATCTGTTATTTCAACGTACTGACCTTCTTCAGGCTGAACAATTTCTGATGGCGGGCTGGGTGCCGATTCCTCACCCCAATTCGTAACATACGTGTATACATATCTGGATGCAAACCTAATTGTGCCGTTACCAATTCCCTTCACCTCAACTTTAGGCTTGAACCTGGGTGGCGATATACCTAAAGTATAGTATGCGCCAGGGTACTCATGCGACTCGTAGCCGTCAGTTGCAAGGGTATAATCTGTTTGCTTTGGCGCTCCATCACCAGTGTAGTAAATTCGGTCATCACTGTCTGGTATATATGACTCAATAACGTCAACATCAGATGCATCCCAGCTAACCCAAACATCTTTCAATTTAAAGAAACTTGTTATTTGCCCACATGTGACAGTGACACCACTAGCCACCACGTCATCGTCAGTACTATCAACAACTTCAAGCCCGGTCACCGCAAACAGTGGGGCCATGTCCTTTATTGGCCGAACAATACCACGCTTCAATGAAACGTTTTCGGCAGTTACAGCCATGCTCGGAGATAAGAGCCTTGGACTTACTCTAGGCTGGGCGCCCTCAAAACCTGCTATTTTAATAACGGCCATCTGTTATATTCCTGCCGGGTTTTTGTATCCGAGTTGATAAGCCTCTACGGTGTGAATGTAGCTTGCGCTGCTTGCCGCGCATAAGTAAAGGTAACCATCATCGTCACAAGGTAGCCACAATTTCTGCCATGGAGCATATATAGATGTCCCTATTTTTACGGTCCCTTTCAAATCATACAATTCATTGCTGTTATTAAGCTTATAGTAAGTTTCTTTTACGGTAGGATCTAAAATGCTTCCAGCAACAGCGTGCATTTTTAAGTCCATGTAAACACTTGATTCTTTTGAAAAGGGTGCTCTGCAAATCACGGTAGTAAAATCTGGATATAACTCAAGGTTGCTGTTCACAATGGCTGCGTCATCGTCTCCAAAAAAGTAAGTATCATTAGCAAAAGAAAAGGGCTGTATGGAGTCCCCGTTAAGCCAACAATAACCTATACACCGATCATTATCTTCGTAAAAGCCTTTTTTCGCATGATCCCAAATAGGTTTATCTTGGTTACTGACTATCTCGGCAGCAGTTATGGTTGGCACCCCGGCATCGTTAATTGCCGAATTATCTAAATAGAAATACAACCACCCATCTCCAGAAGGAGCATCACTAGCAGCATTTGAACCGCCTGGGCCGATGGTATAGGTTAATTCTGAGTCCCAATAGACAAGTTGATTGCTTGCACCATGGTGATGGTAAACACCACCGCCAAACTTGACTACAGTGCCACTGACATATATCATATGGCTACGTTGAAAAAAACCTTTATGCAATAAGTTGCCGGCAGTTATTGCACTATTTAAGTCGTCCGCGCCTACCGTTACATCAGTGGCCCCATCAGCTAACTCGTGAGTATGACTATTTTTGGCTGTGGAGCCATCGCAAGCGGTGTCAATCTCAGTCGATGTTGCCCCAAGTGCCGCGCCACCGTTTATTGTCGGGGTAGTGATTATAGGGCTTGTCAAGGTTTTATTTGTAAGGTTTTCAGCCCCGGTAAGGGTAACAATCCCGGCGGGCACAGACATCAATACCCAAGTTGGCACTGAGTAATCAGTCAGTACGTAGAATTTATTTTGGTCGCCACCAGCCCCAGTAATACGAGCAAGCTTATATTCATCGTCAGCAGTTAATCCGGCTGCTGCTTCCATCGCGGCAACTGTAGCATATTCAAATGAATGTATGACGTGATTTTCTGCAAAGCCTAAAACACTATGTTCGATGCTCATATTTAACCTCAGTCTTAACTAAAAGGATCTCATCTTAACTCGCATGGGCCGGTTTGTATTGGCTGTATATTTGTCGTATTTAGCATTAGCAATGCCGTCGTCAAAAAAACTTAACCAATAAAGGGCAAGCTTGGCATCATACCATGGCATTCCAACCTGGGCGAATAAGTTACCCTTAGCACCAGCGATGATTATTTCGTGGTACTTCAAGTCAATCCAGTCTGGAAAAGTTGTACTGTCTAGTTTAAGCTTGAGGTTTATCGTTACCTCAAGACCGCTGGCGCTGGCCTCATTAGGTATTGGGTATAGCCTTATATACGTCCCTTCAGCGACTCCAAATATAATTGTAAATTCATTGGGTGCATTACCTGTATGATATTCCCAGCTATCGGATTTATCATCAGTATTAAATGGAGTTAGATCTGTGAATTGTGTGTCGGCTGTGCCATCAAGTTTAAACTTTACAGATTTAACATGGGTAAACTCACCGTTGGTAGAATCGGGGACATTGATGAGATAAGTACTTTCATTGGTTTCGACGTTTATCCTTGCTGGGGCATATTGCCACAGTAAAGTCCTGGCTGTGAATGTTCTTACAGCGTCAACTACCGCAAATTGCATCACCGGTTCAGGAGCCAATGGAAAGTTGACTCTTAATTCCCTGTAGAAATTACTCGGATTTGCCACGTCTGCCCCCTACCTTTACCCCAATTGCAGCATAGTAACTTGTCTCATAGGCTGCCGCTCTAGTTAAATTACCCACCGAACCGGTATCTTTGCTAAAGGCTCTCCATAAGACATAGTTTACCAGCGTGTCAAAGTAGCCTGTTTTAATCTCGATCTCTGTAGTTGCCCAGGTGCCAGGCCCAGCGTCATACACAACCGCAGTTGGTGGCTTGCTATATTCTATCTCGATGTAATTGCCACCTGAATTGCCTGGGTAAACCCAAAATGCCAGCGGGTCCAGCGGATCTAATGAGTAGTGTTTTGCCGTAGCCGTAAAGGTTGCAGTGGTCCACATTGGATCATTTAATGTCAGTATATCAAAGTCAGTCAAAGTTATAGCCGCTCCCGGCACTAAACCAGTTGATCCCATGTTACGAGTTATTCGGCCAATTGCAATAGCCGGCACGGTTAAAACCTGCTTAATACCTTGGTCCAAGGCGACTGCCGCCAAGATAGGATTTGCGTCAAATTTTGCTGTAGCAATTGCCAGTTGACCTGAGTTATACCAATCGACCAGCTCAGTTGTTAGCCACTGCCCAGTGCCGTCTTCCACAAGGACAGCCATAGCTCTATCAGTCACATCCTGTACGGTGTTAGCCATTAGTTATATACCCTCAGTTTTAACATCGATAGTATCAGCTTTCGCCTCAGCGTCAAGCCGCTTGTATTCAGCAACCAAATCATCTTTTATTTGACTTACCGTTTTCTGTCTGTTTATCTCGTACCCGCGCAAACCTTTTAAAGCATACTCCTCCAGTTGGTTCTTTGTATTGAGTGACATTATCAAAGCCAACTCAACATCAGTCTCAGGCGCTAAGGTTATGCCTGGGTTATCTATCTTGGCAGCTTTTGGGTCAATTGGGGGCATCTCACCGTAGCCTTCTTTATTTTTTTGAGGCTCTATGGGTTCGGGTCGCGGTTCAGTTAGGCTAACTGTCTTTGAAGTCTCGGTAAGAATTCTCTTCTTTGTAGCCGCTGTTAAACCATACTTATCCAGCAGCTCAAATGCAAACTTAAGTTCAGCATTTTTGTCGCTTGCAAGGCCTTCAGCCTTATCGAATATTAACGAAGTTCTTTCTTTTGGCGCGGGTGGTTTAAAAGTATGTACTGTTGGTTTAGCGCCGGTTTTAATACGCTCAAGTCCATCTGCGTCAATCTCTACAAAACCGTCTTTCTGGGCTAGTCTCTCGGTCCAAACGTAAACAGTCTTAGATGCAACTTGTAATAGGTGCCTTACCTTTTCGGCCATGTGCTGTATACTCCATTGAAACGCATTGTTTATAACGCGGGGTTTGAAACTCAATGTCCAAACCCCGCCTTTATTTATTGTTCAACATAGTAAGTTTAGAATACTATGCAGCCAACAGCCCAAATATCGGCAACAAAAGTGTCATAGGTTTCATCTGTCGGGAATGTAAGGTCAATCGACCCATCGGTGATGTAAACAACACCCTGGTTACCGGTACCAGCACCAGTATTTACACCAAGTTGAGCGTCACCAACAAGCCCGATCTGGGTGACCGCAGAGTTCAGGTTGAGAGTGCCCATAAACCCATCAGCATCAAGTGCAAGCAAATGGGTTTGGGTCGCAGAATTACAACCAATGTCACCGACAGCAGTGGCCCCTTCAGCGGTCACAACCCTCACACCAATATTGGTAAGGTTGAATCCGGCAGGCACCTCAAACACCTCAAGGATGTCATTCTGGACAAAACCGGAAAAAACACCCAGCCCCAAAGTCGGAGCAGACGCCAGTGCTAATATATTAGGGCTGGCGATAAGCGCAGGCATGTCGATCCTTTTCCTTAAAACACAAAAACCACTGGGCTCAAAAGCAATTGCAGCCCCACGGCCCTTGTAGCAATATGTAGCCATGTTTCATATCCTCCCTTTACAGGTATCGCTCATGCAATACCTGTAAAAATATTTAAAGTTGATTATCCTTTGTAGCAGTAAAAATCCACAAGGGCTTCAGGTTTCAATACTTTCCAGTCATACACATCAAGACCCCTGACTATGGTACCAAAGGTCTGCTCACTGGTAAGTGTACCCAACTTGTTGAGCTGAGCTGCAAAGGTGATGGCCTTGATCTGACCAGCCAGGCAATGCCATGCGGTTTCCCCACCACCATCAGCTACTGCGGTGAATAGATTGCTGATGTACAAAGTGAAGTTACCTATCTGACCCAACCTGCCATTGCCATGCCTCATCATGCTTGTTCCGTCACCGGACAAGCTGGCATCTTTCAGATCGGACTGTTTGATGAAACCAGCCATCCAAGGCGGCATTACAAAATACCTGCCTGTTTCAGGGGCATCCTGCTCATAAAGCACGGTGTCACAATTGATCATATGAGACAGCACGTTGGTCTGATCAATCTCAACCGGAGCACCAGCAGCGCCCATGTTATAGCCACTTGTTTTTGCACCAGCGGTGGCACCCTTATTGCTTGCATGCGCGTCAGAATACACATCAGCAAAGAAGGCAGTGTCCTTATAAATCTTCATCTGCTCAGCCGCGTCACCAGACCAATCATCCATCAAAGCGATATCAGACTGGTAGGCATCGATGTCATCACAAATAAAGTTGAAATATGTGGCCTGCTCAACAGGAAAGGTTATATTCGGAGCTTCGGGCCGCTCAATCTGAAGCGGCTGGTTTTTGACATAAGGGCGCATGGTAATAGACGGAGTTGTCCGAATAATTACCTTATCGCCGACATCCTTTATATCACCCTCGTAATCAGTATTGGTAATGGCACTGATTGTGGTGGTGGCATAAAATTTGACTAAAAGCGTTCCCGACCAAATCTCGGGAACAAAAACCCCACTATACTGGGGAGTTCCACTTGCAGCTTGAATCATCTTTTTATACTCCCTGTGTTTAAAGGTTGGTTATATTTTAAACTGAACTACACAACCTTGCCAGCTTTTATACCGGCCTGGAAAAGTGCTGTGTATGCAGCCCAGTCTGCGTCTGTTACTTTGCCGTCTATACGGGCTCTCGCGGCAGCTTGGAACTCTAGCCGAGTCGGATATTTAACCGGCTCAACTTCAAGTTGGCCTGGGGCTGTGCTTGATACAGTAGTGTCAGGCACAATCACATCTTCTAAAGTATCACCCGCAGCATTGCTGCCAGCTTCCCCAGCTATTTGCTGGGTGTATTCGGGAAATGCGGCTTTGAACTGACCAAAAATCAAGGCGGTACGATTAACATCGTAAGCGCTTGCAGCGCTATCAATCAAAGATTGGTATGTGGCGCCAGTTAAAGGCTCAAGGGTACCCAGCCATGTTTTCCATTGTGGCAAGGCATCTATATTCCTCCAGTCCTTGACCAACCCATTTAAACCTACAAGGTAGGCTTGGTTTTTATCAACGGCAAGATCCTCCCTGATGTCATCTACTGCGGTCTCTAACTGGTCGGTCCTGGTTGTATTGGCCTCCACTGGGGCTTTCGCCAATCTATTGATCACGGCAATAAGGTCCTTCATTTCTTCGCCATACCCATCAAAGTCTGCCTCATTTAGCACGGCAGGCTGGTCATCAGATACGATGACCGGAGTTGCTGCGCTTTGAAACGCATCCAATTGCAATGTAAGGGTTTCAACTTTATTTTTCAATTCGGTAATCAAGCCCTTTCTTGATTCAGAAACTCTTTTTTGGTCGGCGATTTCCTGATGTAGCCTGGGGACCTCTTTATCATACTTGCCCTGCAGAACTTTGTACTTAGCCTCAAAGTCTTCCTTTTTCAGATCTACCGCAGGTAAGTGAGTAGGGACATTAACTGCTGACTCCAAGGCCGGAGTTGATGTGTTCTTTATGGCATCGGCTATACTAGCCTCGATAGGTACCTCGGTGGTGATGGGTACCAATGGAGTGGCTTTGCCAACAACAGTTGTATCCGCTGTATTCTGTTTACCTACAATAAGATCCTTTTGGAGCTTTGCGGCGTTTTCGCCTTGTGCTATAATATTTTTTGGTAGTCCAGTAGCCATGAGCAATCTCCCTTTTTACGAGCCGCGCAGAAGCGGTGTTCGTAGTTTACGATTAAAACTCACTATTGAGCTGGTCTATTAAAACCAACCAGTTTTCAATAGGTTATTTACATGTCACATCGACGACACAGTATGCCGCCTTGGTGCAACTCAGCTTCTTTAAATAAAGGCCTTACGACATTTTCAAGCGTAGCTACAACCCTATGCTTTGCTCCGTCAACAGCCTCTTCGCTTATGTTGAAACGGCTGGTCATTATTATTGTCAATTCAGCCAGCAATAACTCCATCACCTCATGATACGCATCGGTGTCTATATCAGCTTTGTTGTGAGGCCACTTGGGCCACTCTACACCAAAGCTAAGTTCAGTTGCAAACCCAAACGTGGCCCACATTCCACCTACACTAAAAGCGCAATTTGCCCTGAGACCTGCTTCAGGGTTATCGATCCTGGTGAAGTCAATTTGCCATTGTTTCAAATTAAACTTGTCAATCCAAAGCAGCACCCGCTGCCTGTAGTAAGCGAATTCCCGTTCAGTTACCTTTAAGCCCATCCTGGCTCCATGCCTCGCTTGCTATGTCTTAAACTTTAGGCATTACAGGTACACACTGTCGATATCAAAAGCAACCCGCTCGGCAACACGAATACGACATAATAATCATCAGCCGCAGCAGTAATGGTCAGGCCCAGTAAGCCAGCCGCACTGGTAACGAAAAGACTCGGCCCGGCCCCACCTACATTCACCAGCGCCCCGTTTGTCAGCACTGCCAAACTTGTGTCGGCCAAATCAACGGTCAGTCCGGTGGCAACCTCACTTAGATAAAGTAGCCCCGCCGAAGGTACGGCCATAGTTGCACCCGCAGCATCTGAAAACACAAACTGTACTCCGCACGAACCGGACGCAGGAGTGGCTGCGGTTGCTACCGACCCGATGGCGCCCTTGGCGCTCTGGTTAAGTTCGGCTGCCGACGCAGTCATCTGAACCCCCATGTTGGTTCCTAAGAAAAGTTTGTCCGCTCTCAGATTTGTTACTTTAAATTCCTCTCTATCTGCCATTTGCTTATCAAACCCCCTACGTTAAAGTTTTATTATAGTTTATTTGTAAACCGTCAAGGCCAAGTTGGTCTGGTTCTTGGTACTTTTGCAATTCCATATGAAAGAAAGTTTGGCTTTACCACGCCTTTGATAAGGCTGATTAGATCGCCCAACGCCTGAACCCTACCTTGCTGCCATCGAAAGGAAATTTCATCCTTGCAAGTTTCCAATGTCTCATTGCAGTTGTTTTTACTTTCACATAAAAATTCCATAACTTTGACATTGCTGGCTATCGATTCCAGGGCAACTCTCTGTTCTTCATTTGGGTACATCATTTCAGCTACCTCACTCCACCTTGTCTACTCCCTGCAGCATCAACAGCCGCTGGCTTAGTCGGTTGTGCTCTTTGCCCTGTAGGGCTGTTACTGCCGGGGCCTGCGGCACCGCCCTCGGCTTCAGCGGCCATCATAGCTGCCATTTTTTCTTCCTGCGCCTGCTTCATCAGCATCTTTTTCTTCGAGGGAATAATTTCCTCATGTGGCATCTTCAAGGCCTTGACGTTTTCTCTTAATACAGCCGCCCGGCCATTTACACCCATGATGCTCATATCCATATCATTTACTGTCGCGTTCAAGAATTCCTGTCTACGTACAGCAAGTTGTTCTTGGATAATCAAATTCTCAGAGGCCCTGGCCACAACATTGATATCACCACTGGTGGGGAAGTTTTTGTCGAAAAGCATGACATGTAGCCAATGGTCTGCAATGCTCGGCTTAATTATGCTTTTATCCACATGGGCAATCACTTCCTGTAAAACCTTGCTGGCTGCATTAAGCAACATTGATAGCCCACTGGCTGTTTCGCCGGCGCCACCGACTTCAGCATTGCCGTACATGTAGCCTGGTGCGCCAACCACCTCAGAGCTTTGATCAAAGAAATACTGGTATATCTGCAACAGCTCAGCAGCATTACTTTCAGGCTGGTAGAACTGCATTGCGCCCTTGCCATTGGCGTCTGGCCCAGTCATCGTTTTCCATATCTTCCAGGGCCAAAAGTGCTCAGCATTCTCACCCGGGGCCAGCCGATCCATCATCATCTCAACTTGCGGCCCTGATGCAATGGCCATATTATTCACAATGGATCTGGCACAAGCATTACAGACGTCCTGGTTGTCCTTCATTAACTCAGGCGGTGATATACCCCAAATAGAGTCGTTGATTCGTTCATATGATGCAGAGTAATAAGGACCCTTGCCGGTAGGGTGGGGATTTAAACGTGCCATAATGACATAGGCCCCGACCTTCCATGCCGTAATGTGGTAGTCTTTCTCTGCGTCAGTTATCTTTTTGCTACTCAAACCCCAATCAAGTAAAAGCCTACCTTGTACTTTGCCCCAAAACTCTATTGCCTCGATGGGCCTTTCCGGATCATTTGAACTTTGGTCATCACTCCTACCTTCAATACTAGATCGCTCTTGGTCGATAGACAGCCATTCTCTTAAGCCACCAGCCCCATATTCAATCAAAGCAGATCTGATAGCATCCTCCCTGTAACCAGGCAAGCCTATGAGGCTATATAAATCACTGCGGCGGAGGGCATGTCGCTCGAAGATGTAGCCATCATTCATTCTTTTTGATGTCGGTCCAGGGTACATGTCAAAAGGACGTGGAGCGTAATATGCTCTAATGGCCTCATTGGTAACCTTTGGTTCAGGGTTGCCTTCAGCGTTTTTACCCCACTCCAGCACATCCTTTCTGATTGATATAGGCCCCTTCAAAAAAGCTGTCGGGTATGTAACGAAGTCAGTTATAAACTCGACCAAAGATTCGTAGTAGTTACCTTCGAGCAATTGGTCTTCAATATATCGCTCAATCTGCTCGGCTTGTTTCTTCGCGTGGGCTGAACTGGCATCAAGTAACTCGGCCCGCACCTCTTCAATAAGTGAATCGACCTGGTCAAGTGAAACCGCATCTGGGTCCCCTGCAGCGATCATTGACTCAGCAACACTGGCGGCTACAGCCTTAGCTAATACGTTCTCTACTTTATCAGGTAAATCAGGAATTACAGTAGGGCTTACTGACCATGGCTTCTCGCCGGGGCGCAGTAAAACATTCTTCATCCAAGCTTCAAGCCCACGGCACTTCATTGAGGTGAGCATCATATATATTTCAGATCCACCGTAGTTCCGGATATCAATCAGTTTGCTGGGGCTATACACTCCTTTCCGCCGGCGGGCGCAATCAAGCAACCTTTGATCTAAACTTTGATCTGCCGTTGTGCTTACAATCTGCCTTGAATTCTTGGCAGCCTGCCAACACCTTTCAAGGTAGCCTGCTAAGCTGCTTAATTGATCGGCGGCAATAATGTCTATAACATCGGGATTCTCTTCAGCAGCACCGGTCGCTACTGCAACCCGGCCTTGCAAACCTGCCTGTTCCATCGGCTTTATTGAATTGAAATCGGTTGTATTTATTGCTACCATCGGTGCGCTGCCCTCAAATTGGTGTTATGGCAATACTAAGTTGGTGGTCTGTTCTATGTATGTCTTATACATCGGTTTGGTTTGGTCAAGCTCCATAATGAAGATAACTTGATCGGCATTAATTTGCATGTCGGCCTTATACCCGATAGCTACAATCGAACGCATACTCATGGCAATCGAAGGTGGCTCGTTCGCAGTACCTTGCGTCGGCATAAACATAACCCGGCAGGCCCTATTTAGGGTTACTAAACCCTTGGAATTGAAGTTCGGGTCGAACTTATCTATCATACCAATAAATTCACTATCGGCAATCTTGACCTGTACCGGTATCTGGCCTAAACTAGGGGCAATGCCTATAGGCTCCTTTGTCAGCGGATCTGGTACGAATTTGTTGGTATTCTTATTCTTCTTATCTCTCAGTATCATTTGGCACCTCGCTAGGATTTGTTTGGTGCGGCTGCGAGCCTGGCTCATCAGCTAAGTTCTTAAATATGTCACTCGCACCAAATGTGTCGTCCCAGTTGTCGCGCCCACAAGCACTTAATATGCGTTGCTCCATGCAAAATAAGTTAGTGGGGG